GGCATAACTGAACGCCGATTTAATCAGCTACAGGAAATTGAAGCAGTATTAAACTATCTCAATATACAATTGAGGAAAATTCGTCGTAAGCATTTTCAAAAGTATCTAGAAGGCTATGCCCGGGCATTGACTAGTAGAGACGCAGAAAAATATGTTGATGGCGAAGATGAAGTGATTGATTTTGAAACCATTATCAATGAAGTGGCTCTGTTAAGAAACAAATTTTTAGGCATAATCAAAGCCTACGAAAGCAAGAATTTTATGTTGGGCCATATAGTAAGATTAAGGGCTGCCGGTATGGAAGATATACAGATATGACATTTGCAACACCACAACAGAGCCATGAACACAGTCGTCGTGTGCTAGACATGCTGTACGAGTACGACGACTTTATGAGCAGTATCAGCACCTTGGTAGATCTAGGTTGCGGCACTGGAGCCGACTTAGAATGGTGGGCCACCAGGACCACTAGAGATGACACACCACAACCACTCAATATTGCCTGCAAAGGTCTAGATCTTGCACCGGCACTGTCGTTAGCAGATCGTTTGCCCAATGTCAAATTCCACAGTCAAGATTTTGAGCAACCTTTAGAACTGTTAGATGGTAAACCATACGATGTTCTATGGTCACATGATTCATTTCAGTACTGTCTCAATCCGGTAGCTACATTGTCTCGATGGTGGGAAGCCGCAGCCGAAGGTGCCATGTTGTCCATAACTGTACCACAAACTACCAATATATATAGAGGACATCAGCATTTTACACAAGAATCAGGAGTGTACAATCACTTCACTGTTGTTAGTTTAATACACATGTTGGCTGTGTCAGGATGGGATTGCAAAAATGGTTTTTTCCTTAAGGAGGCCAACGATCCTTGGATCAGTGCAGTAGTTTATAAAAGTACCGTTAGGCCCATGGATCCTCGCAGGACTTCATGGTACGATCTGGCCGAAAAAGACCTGCTACCACTGACCGCAAGAGATTGTGTAAATCGTTTTGGCGAAGTACGCCAATCAGAACTGACCTTGATCTGGTTGAACAAGGCCTTGACCTACATGGGGCATCAATGAAGACCGAACGACCCTGGGGCTCCTATCGTGTGCTACACGATGTGCCTGGCATGAAGGTCAAAGAACTCACAGTCAATCCTGGCTGTAGCCTCAGCATGCAACGGCATTTCAAGCGATCCGAACACTGGCAAGTCAGCGAGGGTGTGGCCCAGGTCGATACAGAATTCCAAGTTAGTAGATTGAATCTGCACGATACCATAGAGATTCCAGTCGGAACCTGGCATCGCTTGTACAACATCACAGATAAACCCTGTAGGATAGTTGAGATACAGTACGGTGAGTCCTGCGTAGAAGAAGATATCGAACGAAAATGATCACAGTTTTTGTTGGCTATGATCCTAGAGAGGCCATAGCTTATCATACCTGCGTCAACAGCATGATCCGATTGGCCAGTCAGCCGGTGGCCATCGTACCATTGGCGCTAAATCTTCTGTCAGGCTACAACGAAACACACACTGATGCCAGCAATCCTTTTGTCTACAGTAGATTTTTAGTTCCACATCTTATGAACTATCAAGGTCGAGCCATCTACATGGATGGTGATATGATCCTGCGCGACGACATTGTTAAACTGTGGAATCTACAGGATCCTGATGTTGCATTGCAGGTAGTCAAGCATGACTACCAGACTCATAGTCCAACCAAGTATCTGGGTAATAGCAATAACAATTATCCTCGTAAAAACTGGAGCAGCGTGATCTTGTGGAACTGTTCGGCACAAGAACACACAATATTGACACCTGAATTTGTTGCTCAAAAAACCGGTAGCTATCTACACAGATTTAGCTGGATCAATGATGCCAATATTGGTGCTTTGCCTATTGAGTGGAACTGGTTGCCCGACGAATTTGGCTCTAATCCTGCTGCCAAACTGCTACACTATACCCTGGGCACACCTTGTTTTCAAGAATATGCTGTAGGGCCACATGCCGCAGAATGGCACCAAGAACGTATTTTGACTCAGCATTGCGATCAGTCTTGATCGCCGCAGATAAATAACAACACAGGAGATTCCTATAATGGCTCAAAACAGAACAATGAATTTTTACGGATATGCGTATGGAAATACGCCAGTATCCTTGACTGCAAATATAAATGGTACCACAGTTTTTAGTGGGGCTGTCAGTACTCAAGATCAACCTTTACCTGCACCCGACGTCAATTTGATAGGGGCGCCGGTGCTGTTTTCAGTACCCGATACCAGTGGTCTATTTCCAACTGATTTCGCTGGCGCTTATCCCATGTCCATCACTGTTACCGGCGGATCAGGTATTGCCTTAAGAGATATCTACTGTAACTATATGGATTATCCCAAGGTATCATGCCAAGGCGATGACAGTACCATTGATGGGACTACACTGACCATGGGCAATATTAGCATTGGCAATGTGGTTGCCAATATACAATATATCGGTGGGCGTGTAGTCGGAACCGGTGTAGCAGCAAACACAACCGTTTCTGCGCTCAGTACCGACGGTGTTACCGTGCAGGTTACTCCAAGTCAGTCAGTTGCAGGAGCCATGATCCAGGTCTTAGGCAATCGCATCATAGACGGATCCGCTGACGTATTCCTGGAAAGCTACAACGGAGTGCCCAGCAACAGTGAAGGCACACCTGACAGCCGCAGCAGCGTGGAAATTGACGGTGTACCTCAGGTACCGCCAAATCCTGTTTCCAAAGGTCAATGGACCTGGGTGGTTCCATCGGGTAGCACGATTTCCTATGCTCTTAACGTGAGCCTGGCCAATGTTTGGGTCACCTGATCACAGTAAACACCATCGAAAAACCCTACCCAGTGTAGGGTTTTTTTACGGTTGACCAAAAAGTCTCCATTTGCTATAATTGTTACATAGTGTAGTAATTAGACAACAATTTGCGAAGAAAGGCAAAATACATGGTAATAAAGAATCAAAAAGCAAGAGCAACAATAGCAACTGTAGGAATGGTAGCATTGATAGCGGCTGTAGCAGGAATCGTCCAGTTAGTAATCACTTACCTGGATCGCGAAACAGTAATGCAAGGGCTCGCAGGTATAATGATCCTGGGCTTGTTATACACACTCTACGGCATATTCCTGACCAAGATCCAATACGAAGACAAGGTGCGCGAAATAGCTCGAAAATTCCCGGTTGACCAAAAATAACAAATACCTTATAATAGTATTATTAACAATATAGTTAAGGAGCTAAAAGATGTCAACAATTTTAATCAAAAGCGGTACCTATCGTAATCAACCTGTAAACGGAATGGTCTTTGAATTGGTCAAAGGCTTCCAAACTGGAGCCAAAGGAGGCTATGTGACTGTAAAATCTGCGGGCTATTTTGGCCCAGACATGCCCGAAGTAGTTCGGGTCAATGTAGACTCAATAGAGGATGTAGAATTTACAGCCGAATCAGTGCCAGTTGGCGAGTTCGTTGCACCTGTAGCTCACCCTAAGGTACATGTTCATGCTCCGGCACCGGTTGAAACCGACGAACAAGTCATGGCTCGTATTGGCGAACGCTTTGACATCCTTGATCAAATGACTAAAGCTACAATCGCCGGTGATGTCCGTGCCATGATTGTGGTTGGTCCTCCTGGTGTAGGCAAATCGTTTGGTGTAGAGAAACAGTTAGAGCATTCGGGCCTGTTTGACAAGCTGTCAGGCCGTCGCGTCAAGTATGAAGTGATCAAAGGTGCCATGACTCCAATTGGCTTGTACTGCACTCTATACAAACATTCTGACAAGAACAATGTGATTGTGTTTGACGACTGTGATTCGGTATTCCAAGATGACTTGAGCCTAAACATTCTCAAGGCCGCCCTGGATTCAGGCAAGAAGCGTAGAATCTACTGGAATTCGGACTCGGCCATGTTGCGTCGTGAAGGTGTTCCTGACATGTTTGATTTCAAAGGTTCATGCATCTTCATCACCAACTTGCAGTTCAGCAACCTCAAGAGCAAGAAGTTACAGGATCACTTGGAAGCCCTACAGAGTCGTTGTCACTTTATTGACTTGACTCTTAATACCCTACGTGATCGTTTCTTGCGTATCAAGCAGATCTATCTAAAGGGCGAACTGTTTGCCGACTACGATTTTACGCAGGAACAAGGCGATGAGGTTATTGCGTTTATGGAAACCAACCAGAATCGCTTGCGTGAGATCAGCCTGCGTATGGCACTCAAGATCGCAGACTTGACCAAGGTATCAGCCGAAAACTGGAAGGCCCTGGCTGCTACAACCTGTATGAAAAATTCTTAATCGAGCCAACCGCTTGGTAAGTATTGGTAGCTCCTGGGTAGTGCAAACTACCCACTTTCGACAGGTACCCATAAAAAGGTACCTGTTTTTTTGACCTTGCATGGCTAAGTATGTTACACTAATCATATGCGAACAGCTAGAATCATAGTACGTGACGAAGTCAATATCAAGATTGAAGGTCTTGAATTGGATGCACGCCGAGCCTTGGTCACAGCGTTCAAATATGATGTGCCTGGAGCCAGATACTTGCCTGCGGTGCGTCTTGGTCGTTGGGACGGCAAGGTATCATACTTCCAACTGGGTGGTAGCACCTATGTAAATCTACTGCCTGAGATTATTCCTATCTTGGAAAAGTTCAACTATGATATTGAACTAGATGATCAAAGAGAATACTCAACTACGTTTGAGTTTGAACAGGTACGCGAAGATTCATTTGGTCACATAGCTTGGCCTGCTGGTCACCCCATGGTGGGTCAACCCATGCAGTTGCGTGATTATCAGGTTGAAATCATCAACAACTTCCTGGCTAATCCACAATGTATTCAGGAAATTGCCACTGGCGCAGGCAAGACTGTTATTACTGCTGCGTTGAGTAATGCAGTAGCACCCCATGGTCGCACCATTGTGATTGTGCCCAACAAGAGTCTAGTGACACAGACAGAAAAAGACTATGTGAACATGCAACAGGATGTGGGTGTGTACTTTGGCGATCGCAAGGAGTGGGGCCGTCAACATACCATCTGTACCTGGCAGAGTCTCAATGTTCTGTTAAAGAATACCAAGTCGGGTGTAGGTGACTGCACCATACAGGAGTTCCTAGAGGATGTGGTATGTGTTATTGTAGACGAAGTACACATGGCCAAGGCCGATGCATTGAAAACACTACTAACCGGAGTCATGAGTCGTATACCCTTGCGCTGGGGACTCACAGGAACCATACCCAAAGAGCCATTTGAGTCGCAAGCACTCAAGTGTAGTCTAGGACCTGTGATTGGCCGACTCACTGCCAGTGAACTACAGAGTCAAGGGGTGCTGGCCCAGTGTCATGTTAACATCGTACAGCTAGTGGACCATGCCGAATTTACCAACTATCAAAGCGAGCTCAAGTTTCTGCTAGAAGAGCCCGACAGATTAGATACCATTGCACGCTTGGTAGAACAGGTGAACCGGACAGGTAATACCCTGGTCTTGGTAGACCGTATTGCCGCAGGTCAAGGCTTGATAGAACGACTGGGTGACCGTGCAGTCATGGTATCAGGTGCAACCAAAGCAAAGGATCGACAGGATGAATACGACGAAGTGGCTGAAGCTACAGGAAAAATTATTGTGGCTACTTACGGTGTTGCTGCTGTTGGTATTAATATACCCCGTATCTTTAATCTTGTTCTTGTGGAGCCTGGCAAAAGTTTTGTCCGGGTCATACAGAGCATTGGAAGAGGAATACGCAAGGCCGAAGACAAAGACCACGTACAAATCTGGGACGTGACCAGTACCTGTAAGTTTGCCAAACGACACTTGACCAAACGCAAACAGTTCTACAAAGAAGCTAAATACAACTTCACACAGGAGAAGTTGGAATGGAAAAAGTAGTCTTTTTAGAAAACAAATACACTAAGTGGTATTTTAATATTATTCGCAACGCAAATCCTACAACTAGCTATGTGGAGAAACATCATATTATTCCACGATGTATTGGCGGTTCTGATTATAGAGAAAACATAGTATCTCTTACAGCACGAGAACATTTTGTTTGCCATTTATTGTTGACTAAAATGACAACCGGCAAAGTCAAACAAGCTATGTGTTGGGCTGTCGGTAAGTTTGCACAAGTGAATAAAAATCAGCAACGAAATTTTACGTCTTGGGAATATCAAAAAATAAGAGAAAATATTTCGTTTGCTAGAACAGGCAAAAAACATAGTGACGAGTCCCGCAAAAAAATGTCAGACAAAGCAAAAGGCCGAACTCCGTGGAATAAAGGTAAAACGGGCGTGCAAAAACATTCAGCAGAATCAAATAAAAAACGTTCTGAAACATTAAAGGGCAGAATACGAACAGAAGAATTTCGTCAAAAAGTTAGTAACGGTAAAAAAGGACACAAAGCTGGTATGACTGGAAAAAAACACAGTGAAGAAACTCTACAAAAAATGCGTGATAGTGCATTAAAGCGATACGGCAAATAAAGGTTGCACTTGTGATAAAATATGTTATAATAAATGTATGAGAATATTAACACTTGATAATGAGCCATTTGATCTAGATCATCTACCCGAAGAAGTCGATGACATGCGGTTCGCTATTTTTGATAACAGCAGTCCACAAGAACCCGATTATCACTATATCCCTCTTATATTTCTGGAAAGTTTTACAGCCCCAGCCTTGGTCCTGCGCATTGGAAATCACAAGGTACGCATGCCAGTGGATTGGCAGATCCTGATTGGTGAACCAGATCTAGGCGACCTGGAGGTTCTGCCCTTGACTTCAATCAATGATAGAGGTTTCAAGGCATTCCAATTCAATCCACTTTCGAGCTTCAGACCCAGTTTTCTGGACATAGAAATCATTGACGTGTATCAAGAAGTGTCGTGGTATGCGCCCAAGCTCAAGAATGGACAGATGTTGTGTGTGCCCTTGGGCGAAGGTAAACAGCCTGACTGCGTGTACTTTGTCAAGGATATCAGTCGCAACTGCGAAGTAGTAGATTACAACAAGGCCTGGTAGTGGACAAGCTCAGTATTGGCAACGAAATGGCACAGTTTGATCGCAAGAATCGTGGATTCTACGACAGCTTGACTGACGAAGAACGCAAACGGTTTTCAAACTTTCTCATGATACGCTGGGGAAGTGCCGTGCAAGGATCTGCAGAACTGCAAGGTTACTATCTGCAGAGTTGTAATCACTATTTGAACAAACGATTCTTTGACATCAACCGTCATCCCAAGTTACAATGGTTGTGTGCCACAGCAGTGAGCCCCGGACTAGGCGATCAACGACATGCCTGGATTGCACCTAGGAAAAAGGAAGCCGGTGCTTCGGGCATACGCAAGCAGTTGGCCGAACTGTATCCGCACTACAAGGACGATGAGATAGCCTTGATGGCCGAACTCAATACCAAGAAAGACATCGATGCCTACTTGAAACAGGCTGGACAGGAGGCAAAGAAATGATATGGCCATTTAAAACTACACCCAAGACACAAACAAAAGTTCCACAACTGTCAGAAGTACGCATGGGCAGTCGACGTTATGCGCCACAACCAGATATTACAGCTCAGGAAGTGGCCTTGCTGATTCCAGTATTCATGTCAGCATACGGACTAAGTCGTGAAGAATATGTTGAAAAAAATAACCTCATGAGACACTTTGCAAAAGTAGAAGAATGAAGTATACCTGTCAGTATTGTAAGAAGGACTTTATGAAGGAGTCCAGTCTTGCGGTGCATTCATGCGAACCGCGGCGTCGTCGCATGGAACGAGATGAACCCGGTGTGCGATTAGGGTTCAATGCCTACCTTAAGTTCTATGAACTTACACAGGGCAGTGCCCGACTAAAAACATTTGATGACTTTGCTGATAGTCCCTACTACAAGGCCTTTGTAAAGTTTGGTCGTTACTGTGTAGATATCCGTGCTGTCAATCCAGCACGTTTTGTTGAGTGGGTGTTGAAACAAAACAAGAAACTGGATCACTGGGCACGTGATAGTGTCTATACCGAATATTTGACTGATTACCTGCGTGTGGAAAATGTAAACGATGCTCTAGCTCGTGCCATTGAGTTTGGAATAGATTGGTCTGAGCAAACAGGAAATTCACCCAACGATTGCCTACGTTATGGCAATACCAATGCCATGGCCTATGCAGTTGCATCAGGCCGCATCAGTCCCTGGATCATTTACAACTGTGAGTCTGGACAACGGTTCTTGTCGGAACTGGATGCCACACAGATCGCCATGATATGGAGTTACATTGACAGTGATTTTTGGATGCGCAAGTTCACAGACTATCCGGCTGATCAGGAATATGTGAAAGATATCCTACAGAAAGCAGGTTGGTAATGAGTGCAGATATTGATATTGATTTGGCCGACAGAGATCAACTGTTACGGTTGATCCAGGCCACGCCAGCTAGACAACAGCATCAAGGGCAAGCAAGACGCCACAACTCTGGTGTGTATGTCACCGACATTCCATACGATCCAATCACGGACTGTGCAGCAATTGATTATGAAACAGCTGAGGATCTGGGCTACTTTAAAATTGATCTACTCAATATGACAGTATATCAGTTGGTCAAGGATCCTGAACACTACCAGCAGATGTTGGCACAGGAACCCACGTGGTCTAGACTATGGACTGATCCAGAGTGGACTCGACAGTTGGTACACGTGGGCAACTATGTAGAACTACTGCAAAGTATGAAGCCTGATTCTATACCAAGAATGGCAGCATTTATCAGTATCATTAGGCCAGGCAAGGCACACTTGCAAAATAGACCATGGTCGGAAGTGTTTGATACGGTATGGGATGGCGATGACAGCCGAGGCTTTGTGTTCAAACATGCACATGCCATTGGCTATGCGGCCCTGGTGGCTCTGCACATGAATCTACTCAGTTAGAAAAAATCAGATTTGTTCCAGACAGTGTTCCAGACAGTCAGTGTATCGCGCGAACGAGCCCATGGCAACTGCTGATTCCAATAGTCGTGATATTTTTGGTCGACTGAGATGTTCAGTTGATCACACAGATACCGGCTGCCACCCATCTGAAACAGTTGTTCATAATCCAAATTGACAAATTTCAATTGAGAATCCAACATTGGATCTTGCGGCCTAGATTGGGCCATCCTGGTCGCCAACAGTTTGAATTTTTCTACTCGATCTTGATCAGTGACCACCAGCTGATTGATTGATTTATCAATGTTCCATTGCACAGCATTTTCCTCATAGTTCTGCTTGGCACGATCCTTGCGCAGGTAGGTCTTAACCAAAAAATCCCACTGTACCTGAGCAGGATCTGCATGGGTCACATCAACATTTAAAACTCTAACGCAGTTGTAGTCGATATCTTCGTGATAAGGTATCAAGGCATGCCCATGTAGTTGTCCTGCCATGAATAGATCAGCGCGATCCGACAGGACAAATGATCTGTTGTTGAGAAATTGATTGAATGACATGCCACATTCGATATCTTTGGCTATGTTCATGTAACCATCGCTGTGCCCGGTTTCTAAATCAATACGCCATTGATTGTCGATAAAATTTGGCAAGGTGCCTAGCCATCCTGCCAAAAAACCATGTCTAGCCCCACCTATGCCAGTACACAGATACAGACCTATGTTCATGCTAGTCTAATCTTCTTACCAGGGTGATGCTTTTGCGTTTTGATTTTTTACGGGCCATTTCGCTGAGACTACAAGCAGGCCCGTGCATGATTTCCAAGTCCTTGTTGACAAAGGTGCGTAGATACCCACGGAAAGAGTCCCAATCGCCCTTGAGGAATATGTTGATGGGTATGCTGCGATTTGACTCCCACCACCAGGTATTGGCCAGCTCCAAGAACAAGCGTTTTTCTTCCACACTCTGTATGCTACCAAAATCATAGATAGTGGTTATCACATCGTCGCGATTCTGTATGATACCTACATATTCTGTGGAGGCATAGACACACAAGGTAATAAAGGGGTATTTTTCCGCTAACTGTGTGAAAATATCATTTGTCATAATCAGGAATATTTATGAGACCAAATTTGGTACCTGTACCAAACCCACTAAATAACATGTATGTATTCAACCGAAGTGTATATCTATCAGCAGTTGACCCGAGTGGTGGCCCTAGACAGCGTAGATCCCACAATCTTTACCTACAGGTATAATCCCGTGTACTCTAAAATCCTAACCATTAACAAAGGCGTTGACAATGTTCTACTGTTTCAGTTTGTCAATCAGAACGAAAAACC